ATGGACTTGTTCTGCAAAATATAATATTCGACGCAAACGGAGACAATCAAACTGCTGGGTATAACTACCCATGTGATATAAGCGGGGCAACCCAAAATCTAACTATAACTGGATGTACATTTAAAAACGCTACAGATGGAGCGTTGAATGAAAATACTGACGCCCAACAAGTAGGTTTACATATCGGGTCGGCGTATGGCGGAACAGTTAATGATTTAATTCAAACCTCTATATTCCAGAACTGTGGGGCATGGGGGATAAGGGTATCTACAAATGATGATGTTATTACTCTTGATAATAATACTGTGTCGGATTGTTCTGGCGGAATTACCGGCGTTGGGACAGGAAGTCTACAATGCGACAGCTTGACTATAAGTAATAACACAGTAACAGGATGGATCAAAGCTCCGTGCATAAAGTCAACCGCATTCATCGGAAATGATTTGGTTGTTACTGGAAATTATTGTTATACACCAGCTGATGAGGATGTAGTTGGCGCCGTTGATGACGGATACCAAATGTCATTTGCTTCGGCCACAACAGGATTTAGCTTTACCAACAATCGTTATGAAAGCAACGGGGCTGATGGCGACTATGGTATGGTATTCAATTTGGTCAATGGGCAGACCGCCACGATAACCGACAACTACGTGTTTGGTGCGCCCTGCACCTGCTTTTATGTGAGTGGCGGTGACGCCGCAACCATAACTCGCAATCGTTTGGTCGGATGCGGTGACGACGCTACCTGTGGGGCGCGTGACGGGATATACCTCTATATCAATACAAATCAAAGCAACGAACCAGCCGAAAGTCACAATATTTATGGCAATGTGGTTGACGACTGCTATGGAGGAGTGCGGATGGCTGGTTTAGAAGCTTATGATAGGCCATCCGGTAACAAAATCGTAAACAACCTGTTCCTTAATTTGACAGGGATAGGTCTGGAAACAATTGGCTATGTTGATAGCGACAATATCTTTAAAAATAACATCATAACCTTGGCAAGCGGTGAGTATGTCAATCTGGCAACCAATGGGGTTTTCACAGCCGGATATATAGACACCAATTTATACTACGGTGGAGATGGAAGCGGGGACTGGACAAGTGCCGGAAGTGGATACGATACACTTGTTTCTTGGAATGGCACGACAGGACACGATGGAACAAACTCGCAAGTAATTGATCCATCACTTTCTGGTTACTGTCCAGACGAATCTGATGACCCTGGCGTTGACCTCGGGGCCGTAACGGGAATTAGCGGGCAGACAGATTTTTACGGCAAATTCCCCTGGAACACCATAGATATCGGAGCCTGTGAGCTTTATTTTGGGCGAACTGGCATGAAATTTGATGGAATACAACAATAAGGAGATTTGAAATGCCTTGGTCAGTGGGGGATGTCGATGGACATAAAAAGGGTTTGACTCCTTCTCAAAAAAAGAAATGGGTGAGCATTGCAAATGGAGCTTTAGAGAGTTGTCAAAGGTCGGGGGGAAGTGATTGTGAGGGAAAGGCCATTAGGATTGCTAATTCCAAGTTTGTAGAATTGGATTCAGGAGGAATTTTTGATGTTGTTGACCATGACGATTTTTTCGGCTTGACAAGTGATGAAAAAGGTATATACTCTTTAGAAAGCAAACCTCAGGATCGACCGGGTGGATCAAATGCGGGAAAATACAAGAAAGGTCCATTCTGTGGTCCTTCGGGAGGAGCCCCTAAGGGCACATACCCAGTCAATACACGTCGCAGGGCAATCTCCGCGATTGCTTATTCGAGACACGCCCCCAATCCTTCAGGAATAAAAGCCTGTGTTTGTCGTCATTGGCCTGACCTAAATGCCTGTAAGAAAGGAAAGAAATGATGAAATTAGAGAAACTACCGAAAGGAGCCCTTCGTTTAGTAGAGACAGGTGTAGGGTGTACTGCTTTTGTTTTTTCGGAGGGAGAGGACAAACCTAAAAAGCTTAAAATGGTAGGATACTCGGGGGGAATTATTAAGGGGCATTGGTATTGGGGTGATTTGGCGATTGATCTTTCTGGTATGTCATTTAATCAAAAAAGGTTCCCTATTTTAGAGGATCACCAGACGGATCGGAAGATTGCACACATGGGGAAACCCATAGTTGAGAATGGTAAAATTGAGGCTCCGGAGGATGTTATTTTTGCGGATACGGAGGAAAGTCGTGAATTTCAGAAGCTTTCTGGAGAGGGCTTTCCTTATCAGGCTAGTATTTATGCGAAACCGACTTCCATAGAGAGGTTAGAAGAGGGAGCAGAAGCGGAAGTGAATGGCTATAAGCTTAAAGGCCCTGGAGCGATTTGGAGGAAGTCGGAATTTAAGGAAATGTCGGTGTGTGTATTTGGATGGGATTCAAAAACTACAGCCGCAGCATTTTCAAAGGAGGTGATGGAAGAAATTGAGTGTGAGGAAACCGTGATCAAATTAAATCAAGAGCAAGAAGGAGGTGAAGAAGAAATGCCGTTTGATATCAAAGATTTGGAAAAGGAAAAGGATGCATTGGTAGCTATCATTTTGGAGCCCCTGAAGGCTGCTTTCTCTGAATTGCTTGCTCCTATTTCTGAAAAATTGGAAACTCAGGAAGGATTGATGCAGGATATTCAGGGAGAAAATGTCAAGCTGCGCCGGGAGTTGGATGTTTCTAAAGAGAAGGCGCTTCAAGCCGAGGTTGCTTCAATTTGGTCCGAAAGCTTTGCTTCCAGTACTCTGCCAAAGAGGATTCAGGACAAGATTCGAAACAATGTGGATTACAATAAGTTTGTGAAGGAAGATGTTTTGGATCGACCTGAGTTTTGTAAGGCCGTGGAGGAAGAGATTAAGTTTTGGGAGGAAAGCACCAAGTCCGATGAAATTATGGGGGGTGGCGCTTCCGAAAAGGAAATTGAGGAAAAGACTCACCTCGCCGAAGAAAACAAAAGTCTGACCTCTCGCCTTCTAAGCAGAGTGGGACAGACAACGAAAGAAGCCGCATAAAAACGAAAAGGAAGGGAGGTGAGAAGATATGCCTTATGATATTCCGCAACAAAGTTGGGGTGTCCAGGACGACTACAAGCGACTATATTTTAGTGAGCCCATCGCCGCGCTGAAAATGCAGATCACGTTGCAGAGTGGATATGGGATTTTGAAGGCTGGGACTTGTTTGGCTGTGAATCTTTCGGCGTCGTCTAGTCGCGCACAAAGGTATGTTCCCTATAATCCGACCTCTTTTACAGGAGCGGAGGATCATCCGGGGCGAGCCTACCTGGTCGCAAATTCTGGAACTACCGACAAATATGTGTATGTCAGTATGAATGACAGTTACAAGTTTGCGGTAGGCGATGATGTGGTCATCAATGACGATACCACGGCTGCCGAAAACAAAGGCGCCATCACGGCAATTGATCGTACAACCTATCCTCATATGGCGCAGATTACGTTTACTAGCAGTATTGGTGGAACTGCTTTCACCACTGCGAGGAAAGCATATATCTGTGTCGAGGCGGGGGATAGCAGCAACAACTACTCGGACTGTGTGGGCATTCTTGAGCAAAGTCGGGATACGGGAACCGGCTCCACCGCTAAGGGTGCCGTAGCCACACTAATTCTCGGAAACTGCATGTTGTATGAGGGAGTTTTGGAACTCCTTGATTCGGCTGCAAAAACAGATTTGAGTGCCTCATCCAAAGGCATTTATCTGATGATTCGATAGAAAGGGGGTGAGATAATATGCCAAGAGGAACTGCTGATATTCCTATTCTTAGGTTGGAAGTCCTGGAAGATTTCATGCGAACTTTCATGACTCCACCGGAATTGTTCTTTATGAATCGGTTCACGGCAAGTCAAGCCGCATCTGCCGATATTAAATGGGAAAGCCAAAGGGGAGGGCGTGGAATGACCCCGTTCGCCGCTCCTGGGGCACCTGCTCAGGTAACGGCTCCCCATGGAATCGCACAGCATTCAGCCACGGCGGCTTTCTGGAAAGAGAAGATGTATTTTGATGAGGAATTCCTTAACAATCTTCGAAAACCCGGAACGACTGCGGATTACCATGCTGCGGAGCAAAAATTGGCTGAGGAACTGGCGGGATTAAAAAACAGGAGTGACCGTAGAAAAGAATGGATGTTTGTCCAAATGCTTTTCAATAATGGTTTCTCCTATGCGGTGAAAGGTGGGTACAAAGTTACTATCGACTATGGTATTCCCTCCGATCATCGTGTGACTTTGGCTTCCGCTTATAACTGGGACAACGGTGGAAGTAAAAACATTCTCAGTGATATTCAGGACGGCAAGACCAAGATCAAAGAGGACTGTGGTGGAGTCGTCGATGTTGCCATGTGCAATAGTAATGTGCTGAAATACATTGGGAATGATACCACTATCCGTCAACTTCTGTATAACAGCTATTTTGGTGGCCCTGGTGGCCCTGGGAATTTGTACGGGGGCAACCTGCATGAAATTGTGGGGGTGAATGTTCAGGTCTTGGGAAGAATCTTGAATATCCCGAACTTCATCGTCTATGATGAAATGTATGAGGTCAAAGCTTGGTTGGTTGCAGCGGTAACGGGGGGATCAACTACTTGGATAACACTGGATGATGTTTCTGATTTTAAGGCTGGTGGGAAAGTAAGGTTCTTGGATGTATCTGAAGGAACCTATGAGTACTGCTATATCAAGTCAGTGGAGACGGAAACCAATAGAATCCAACTATCCTATCCTCCTGCTTCGTCTTACAAGGCAGGGGAGGATCAGGTCTTCATGCCTGAGTATTACATTCCCAATGACAAGTTCCTGATGATGGCATCCACAGTTGATGGAATGCCAATTGCTAAGTACATGGAAGCTCCCTTCTCCTTGCCTCGACAATGGGGACAGAAGGTGGACGATAAGTACGAGTGGGATCCTGAAGGTGTTTGGATTCGTGTTCAGGATAAAGGTCTTCCTATTATCAAAAATAGGGATGCTATCTACACGTTGGATGTCAAGTCGCTTTACACTGACACTCTGACCTCAACCACTACAACTTCGTCCAGCAGCACGACAACTACCACAGCCTAAGTAGGCGGAGGATTACAATCATGAGAATCGAAGCTATCAGACTGAGAAGAACAATTAAGGCTGGGAGTCAGGTATGGGAAGAAGGGACGGTACTTCGTCGTCCCTTTCCTTCCATTCTATTACCTGATATTTTTGAAGGGAATTCGAACATTGAGGTTGTTGAGTACGGGAGGGAGAAGTTGACTTCCCCAGGTGGGATTCACTTCTCCCCTACCTTTCAAACCCCAGACATGAAATCGAAGATTGTTCCTGGAGTTCAACCACTTGTGGAGAATTTAGTTGTTCAAAGACCCGTTTTAAAGGAGCCAACAAACAGAGATAAGCCCAAGCTGATCAGGAGGTAGTATGACTCAGGATGAGATGGAGGTTTTGTTAAAGAGGGAATTTGGGAGTGCTATGGTTCTCAAATTCGATGGGACAGATTGGGATGATGCACTTGATGAGGCTGAAAGGGAAACGGGTTGGTCTTTTCCTGTTACGGATAATGAACAGATTAAATGGTTGAAGCGCAGAGCCACTCGCCATTTATTTCATTACATGGTTCTCAGAAATGCTCATAAGTTTAGGTATGAAGGAATTCAACTTCAACAGAGATTTGAACATTATCAGGCTTTGGTTAGACAGGAAGATCGGGACTTTGAAAAATTCAAGGATGAAAGGCCTGATCTATTCGCTGGGGTGGAAGCTTACGAGTTGTTTGGGACACAGATAGCGGCGGGCTTTCAATATCAGGAACACACAGGGATTGATACCACATACTTGAATAGTAATCAAGTGATTATGAATCCCAGTGAGGAGGATGGTTGACAATAGGGCCCGACATAGCCGAGGTCCTTCCTGAGGTTGGGACCTCTTTTATTATTATCCGAGATTCCGGAAATGTGACGGGAGAATATTTGGCTTACAAGCCAAATGCTCAAGTCACCAAACCCTTTATACGTGAGTTCTTCTTAGAGGCTGCGGCTGCCTATAATACTGAAATGGTGGGGGGTGATCTGATCCAGTTTGTTACAACCTCGGACAAATTCTACGTGATGAACCGCACGGCAAGAATGTTCGAGGATGCCGTGATTCAATATGATGTCGTTCTTTACAAGACAAATGAAGTTATTTCGATTCTCAGGCCCTCTGAGATAGATGATCCTGCTTCGTATCGATCAAGGACCATTTGGACCCTAATCGATTCTTCTGTAGATGCTCTACTGACTACCCCCTTATACGGGAATAGTTTGGATACTGATGAGGAAATTGGTCTTCTTGGGATAGAAAACCATGAAATGTATCTCCCTGAATCTATCGATATTCAAATAAATGATAGAATCAGGCTTTCAGATGGATCGTTTCTAAGGGTGGAAACGATTAAGAAAAGAAGATATTCTGGGATGAATGTCTTAGATGTGGGTGAAGATACTCGGCAGTGGACGACTACTTCCACTACTACAAGCACCACCACATCTACCACCACAACCACAGCTTAGAGTTTTTCTTACACGGTGGGTGCCGTGTCATGTCCGAGGTAAGAAGTGTCCACTAATATCACCGGCGTAACAATGCCCCGCCCCACGGTGGATCCGGAACTGGAACCCAGTGGCAGTTTTTTGATGGGGGGTGCGATTACCACTTCGGGCAGTGGTGGTTGGGCAGAATCGGGTGATATGTATTTTGAGTGGGACCAAGGAGTAGGTTCTTGGACAAGTCTTGGTTCCTCTGGCGCCCTTAATATTTCCTCCGAAACCAATCCCATAACGGGCCTTCAAACAACGGATGAACAACAGCTAACTGTTTATAATGATGGTACTACTGGTTCGTTTCAAGTTAGAATAAAATTAATTGAGGATGATTTAACGGAGTATACAACTACACCTGTAGATGTTACGGTTGCTGCTCCACAAACAAGTTCTTCCAGCACTACAACCACAACTACAACAGTAACCACAAGTTCCTCTACTTCGTCGTCTAGTACCACCTCATCCTCCACCTCAACCACAACATCTTGTAGCACCTCGAGTTCCACAGCTTCAACTACCAGTTCAACGTATAGCACAACATCTTGTAGTACCACTACAAGTTCATCCTCTAGTTCAAGCACCTCTGTTTCAACCACAAGCTCCTCTACTTCATCGTCCACGTCCAGTACGACAACATCAACTTCGGGCACCTCAACCACAACCTCAACTTTGTCCACTACAAGTTCCACTCTTTCGACTTCAAGTTCAACGGTTTCCACAACCACCCAGTCCTCAACAACTACTTCTTCATTTTCGACCACGTCCTCCACTCTGTCCACTACCAGTTCCTCTACTTCATCGTCCACGTCCAGTACGACAACTTCAACCACAAGCTCCTCTACTTCGTCGTCCACGTCCAGTACGACAACATCAACCTCAACCACAACAACTTCAACTTCCTTTAGTTCGACTAGTTCAACCACAAGCTCCTCTTCCACAACCACATCTAGTTCGACGCTAACTAGCACCACATCTTCAACTTTTTCAACCACAAGCTCCACAGCCTCCACATCCTCAACTTTGTCTACCACGTCGAGTTCCACAACTTCGACCTCACATACTTCGACCACAAGCACTTCGGGAACTTCGTCAACCACAACCAGTACTGAGACAACAACCAGCACGACGGAGCCGGGAGAGACCTCCTCTTCCTCTACAACAACTACAAGCTCCTCTGCAACTACTACCACTTTAACCACTACAACCTCTTCTACTTTATCAACTACCTCGAGTTCGGCTTCTACAACATCGTCCAGCACCTCGAGTTCTACAAGCACCACGACTACTGAGACCACGACCTCGTCATCTTCAAGTACCACAAGTTCTTCCTCTACCTCAACATCTTCCTCCACTAGTTCAAGTACTTCATCCACTACTTCTACAAGCACCACGACTACTGAGACTTCAACCTCAACTTTGAGTTCGACAAGTTCCACAATAAGTACCACAACTCAGAGCACCACGACTAGTTCCACCGTAAGTACTTCAACTACCGAGCCAGGAGCCACGACTCAGAGCACTACAACCTCATCTAGTTCGACCTCATCCAGTTCTTCTACTAGTTCTTCTACCAGTTCTTCTACTAGTTCAACGACCTCAACCTCGACGTCCTCGAGTACGTCCACGACGGAAACCACAACAACTTCATCTACCTCAACTTCCTCAACCGAGACGACTACCTCGAGTTCGGCTACAACAACCACTACTTCAAGCACTTCTTCCTCAACTTCGACTTCGACAACAGGTTCCTCGACCTCGAGTTCAACTGTTTCAACTTCTACTAGTACCAGTGAGACCACAACAACCTCATCCTCAAGTTCTTCCTCGTCATCCAGTTCAACTTTAACTACAACAACTTCCTCAACTTCGACTTCATCCTCGTCGTCCAGTTCGACCTCAACAACTCTGTCCACAACGACGAGTAGTACCATAACAACTTCCTCGACAACCACAAGTAGTTCAACGACCACAACAACAGTAACACAGCTTGCTTCAACTTCCTCTACCACAAGCACCTCAGCTTCAACAACGAGTTCCTCGACCTCTTCGACCAGTAGTTCAACCACAACAACTACCGTTACTATGGATTGGTCGATAGAACCACATACCGAGTTTGAAGGAAAAACTAATAGAAATGAATTTGTGGGGGAAAATGCGAGGGCAATTTTTACTGCGGAGAATGCCAGGAATAGATTTGTTGCATGAAAGGAGATTACAATGGGGGAAAGCTTTTCCGTAACTGAACCTAAAACTACATGGGAAAAATATTATATAGATATTGATATTTCTACATGGCTAGACGAAGAAACTATTTCCGATGTAACTTTTAAAGCCTATGACGAAGACGGTGTAGATGTTTCCACTACTATATTAGATTCCAACAAGTGTACCTATAGTGGTTCAATTGTAAGAATCTATGTTCAAAATGGAACCGACGGAGAAGGTTACTATGTAATTTGTAAGGTACAAAGTAGTGGTAACAATTATAAGGAATACATGGTTTTCTTTAAAGTTCAGGATTTAATATGAATGGACTAATTATTATTTGTCCTGTTTGTCAGACTGAGTTTGTGGTGGAAGACCAAAAAAATACAAGTGGAGAAACCCTTTGCGTTTGCCCTAAATGTGGTTATTGTGGTATTTTAAAGAATGGGCTTCCTAAGGGCGAATCAACATCTGTGGATCCAAGGACAGTAACATGATAACTCTATTTATAGTGGAAAATGGAAAAGGGGATTCGAACAAAATTATTGAATCGATATCGGAGTATGTGTCTTTGAAGGAGATTATCAGAATTAAAAAATATGAGGAAGTGAATTGGCACAATGTTGGAACTAAATGGTATGCTGTTTTCGAAAGCTCGGAGGAAATACCTGAGGAGCTTTCCTCAGCTTTCCCTTCCTTTTTACAGATAGAACATGATCTAATTGTTTTGTTTAAGGAACAAAAAGAGTATATTGAATTTAAGCCCTATTTTTTCAAATCGTATGTAACCCTAAATGGGGACGGTTCTCCTAATGAATTTGGGGGATGTTTAACAAGTATGAAAGTATTGAATGGCACAGTGAGGAATCAATGCTGAGGGCCTTTTTAGATCCAGGACAGTTGCGACGTTGGTTAGTGGCAACTCATAAATTGGAGAATGAGGCAAGGATATTAGAGGACAGACTTCCCTATACATGCGCCTTTGAATATACGAATTTAGTTAGGCAGAATTTGGTGTCGGGGAAATTTAGTTACCCTACGTATAATGAGAGGTATGAATCTTGGAAGAAAGATCATGGGTTTCCTATGAAGTTTTGGATGCTGAAAAGGGACCTATTGAATGCGATTACGATTATCAAAATGCCAAAGGGGTATTTAGGGGGAGTTGATCCCACTGCAATAGATAGTGGGGGAAAATCATGGTTCGGTGCTGGGGATTATGGACCTAAGAAGTTAATTGTTTGGTATGCACTCTTGGTGGAGGAAGGTTTTGGAACATACCCAAAACCAAGACCCTTGTTTATTCCAACGGGCATCGAGTATTCGGACACAGGTTGGATCAGACAAGCGGAAGCCGCTTTAAAGCGATTGGAGCAACAATGGATATGACCCCAGAGAAGTACATTGAATTTATTGACGAGAAGTTCAAAGAGGCAATGGACAAAAAGATGTCCCGTTTTGATGTTGAGTGGGGAGTTTGGTCGCATGAGATGAATAGGGGAATAAGGATAAGGGTTGACAGCAAGGACCCCGAAAGTACACGCCTCAAATATGTATTTGTTTATTGGTTATTGACCTCGCAACTATTGGAGCTGTTTCATTCTGGGAAAAAGTATATAGGTAGAAAAAAAAGAATAAGATGGACGAAGGAACGACAAGATATTAAGAAATTGGTTTTTGAGGAACTTAATAATGATCCTTGGGATTTAAAGGACAAAGATAATCCTTTTTATGAGGTTCTTTCAAAATGAAAATAATTTTTGTGCAGGATAGAGATACATTTATTGGTCTTGAATTGTCCTTGAGGCAAGCCGAAATGATTCTCGACTTCCTTGATCACTGCCAGTATGATGAAAGTAAGATTGATAAGGAAATTGTGGAGTACGTCAAAGAGGATTTTTTTAAGGGATTGGATGGAATTTGTGAAAACGTAAGGAAGGCTAAGGAACTTTAAAATGGCACTTGATCCTACTGCCCGAGAAGCCAATGTCCGAGATAGCATTATTAAATATTTTAAGGACAATTTAAAGACCACAGAGGGGATAACCACCGTTTTTGATATTGGCATTTCACAGCCTGACTCTAGTAGCACACAATGGGTATCAGTGAATTTTGGTGCTATGGAATTCACTACTATGTCAACCTTCTTTCTGTATGTCCATTGCTGTACCAGGGAGGACAATGAGGGGTGGAGATTGGCACAGCTAAAAGATAAAGTGCTTGGGTATCTATCGGATGAGAATGCAACTCATGGGATGAAAAGTATTACATTGTATAGAAGTTATTTGAATCAGGCATGGGTAGCAATAGGGGGATTGTTGGTACAAGAGGTTTTGGAATCCGGACAACTACTAGCTCCCGATGGCACCAAATACAAAACTCTTTCAGTTAGATTAAGGACGGCATCGAAGCTATGAGCGGAAAAATGTTTTTTCATTGTGAGAAGTGCGGGAAGAGGTTGATTGAAAAACTGCCAGGGGGACTTTGGAGGTTTGTATTTGGTAGAAGTCACCGAGATGAGGATGTCCCTATTTCGGAGAAGTTTCCTATGGTAGAGATGTTAGTTCATGGTTCCATAAAAATGAGATGTTTTAGAAGGGCTTGTAGATTGGAATATCCTGATCATTGGAATACGTTCAATTTTTTTCCTGTTAATCTACCACCTAAAATTCAATCCAAGGAAGAAGATTATTCTGGCACAAACGAAAAGAAAGGGGGTGAGTAAGTATGGCAAGAACTGGTCCTGTAACAAGAGATACCACTACAGTAGCATTGGGTTTGGCTCAGGTCAGAGTGGCAGCTTCTGCCACGTATCTGACAAAACAAACTCCATGGTTGTCCTCCACAGATTCTATTGGAGCACTTGCAAACACTCGTTTTGTAGGTAATACGGAGTTCTTCAAGTTGGAATCAGGTTTTCCTATGTTGGAAGATGCTGTTTTCCCACTTCGTGAGCAGGCTGCTTTGGAATGTGCTTTCAAAGAAATCACTCCAAAGAACATGGCGCTTGCTCGTGGTTTGGATCCCACTGATGCTGCATATTCCGCAGCACACACAGGGAAAATTGCTCTTGGTACTTTGGCATCCGCGGAGTATATCAGGATGGAAGCAATTTATACTTATCCTGATGGTACCAATACCATGAACATTATCTTCCCCAGGGCACAGGTTTCCGCCTCAATTGAGATGGACTTTGCTCCTGAGGAACCTGCTGCGGTTGCAATTCGAATTGAGGCTAAAAGGGCTGATTCGGAAATTAGTGGTGGAAATGCGTGTTGGGATGACAAGCCGTTGGGACAAATTGTTTGGAATGACGGCTCGACCTTCACAACTACCACAACCACTACGACTACCACAACCACTGCGTAATTAGTAAGGAGAAAATAGCAATGCCAGAAAATCAACAAATACGAGAACTCAATCCTGAGATTCCGGAAGTCACCATAGGCATTCGGAATCTCAGGAAGGTTAAGATTTACCCTTTGTCCTTAGCGGATGAATTGACGCTTAAAGACATGATATCAAAAATTTTGGTTGAATTTGGAAAGATGGATCCTAACTCCACTGCTTTGACTCCAGAGTTAGTTCAATTTTTGATTGACACGATATCGGACAATATAGGGAAAATTATCCCTATGGTAATGGAAGAGGAAACAGTAGAAGTTCTGAAGGACATTACAAACTATCAGGCTTTGGAGATAGTTGGCCATGTTTACCAACAGAACTTTAAAAGGGAGGAAATCGAAAAAAAGTTGGAAGCCCTCTTCGGGAAGGAGCCACAGATAGTGGAATCCCCCTCGGAGAGGTCGTAACGGCTGTTTGTGAAGTATATAATTACAAATTGGATGATTGTTTTAGAAAGTCATATAGAGAAGGGGGATTAACCAAGAAGCAGATTATCGTTTTATTTGAGCACCATCAGAAAAGAATGATGTCGATGATGGAGTTTCAGGCTAAGATTCATGGTGCTCATGTAAAGGACGATGAAAAAGCAGAGGAAACCTCTGACATATTCACCTTCAAATCTCCGGAATATTACAATGAGAAGTACAGTCCCGAGGAGAAAAAAGCCTTGACGGAGAGAATGAAGGGTCTTCATAAAGGCAATCAAGTTCTTAGCATAGGAGTAAAGAAACGTGGCTAACGGAAGGACTCTTAATCTCGGGACAATTTTTACTGCGGATATTACTGCTCTCCTTAATGGTATCCAACGTGCCCGGCAAGCCGTTTTAAACTTCAATCAACAGTTGCAGGGGATGGGCAGGGGATCACAAGCCTTTGCTCAAGCTGGGCGCAACGTACAGGGTGCCACTCAAGCCATTCAAAGAGGACATACGGCGTTAGGACAGTATGCCAGGGCCGCCACGAGGGTCACGGGTGTTGTCAACCGCATGTCCTTGGCGTTAAAAACAGTTGCAACCTACGGCATAGCAACAAGTGGTATATATGGGTTGATGAGGGCGTTTGCGGCGGGAGCCAAAGAAATCGTTGACTTCGATCAGGCTTTGAAGAATTTGCAAGCCATCACCCGTGCCACGGATGCCGAAGTAATGGGCATGGGAGAAACGATTAAACAGGTTGCGAAGGATACTAAGTTTTCAACTGCTGAGGTAGCGGATGGGATGGTCTTGTTAGGTCAGGCAGGTTTCAGCGCCACTGAGTCAATGCAGGCTATGTCGGCGGTGGCTAATTTGGCTACAGGCACTTTAGGAGATATGACGGATGTGGCGGATCTGGTTACCACATCAATTCGAGCTTGGAATCTCAGCACTGTTGAGTCCTCAAGAGTTTCTGATGTGATGGCGAACGCCGTCAATAGAAGTAAACTCACAATTGATAAATTAAGGACCGCGTTTAATTATGTGGGTGCCGCATCTGCTCAGGCGGGAATTGATATAGAGGAAGCCGCGGCTTCGATGGGGGTTCTTGCTAATAATGGGCTAAGAGCAAGCACTATTGGTACAGGGTTACGGCAGGTAATATCTCGATTGTTGTCTCCAAGTAGGAATTTGAGGGAGGAATTTCGATCTTTAGGAATTGATTTGAATGAGATTAATCCACGACTTGTTGGTTATCAAAAAGCAATGGAAAATTTAAGTCGTGTTATGCAGGAATCGGAAGCGGGAACAGTAGATATGGCAAAGGCGTATAGATTGTTTGGACTTAGAGGAGCCCAAGCAGTTGCGGTACTATCAAAAGCTTTTGGTACTACTGGTCCTGGCAGTTTTCAAGATATGCTCAATAAAGTTTATGAAACAGGGTCCGCAGCGGATATGGCCTCCACTCAGATGGAGGGATTAGGAGTAAAATTAAAGAACTTGGCGGACAGAGCAAAATTGATAGCGGTTGCTTTCGGTGAGGCGGGGGTTACGGACAGCTTAAAGGTACTAGTGGATGTTTTAAGATCGTTGGCTTCTGTAATAGCTCAGTTTATTAGTTCCTCGATTGGGAAATTTTTAACTAGTATCACCGTTTGGGTTGCCAGTTTAACACTCCTTGGTGTATCATTTACAAAACTTGGGCAGTTATTGTTAAAATTAGGTCCTATAATTGTGAAGTTTGCCAATGACCTGAAAAAAGCCCTGATTGTTATGAATCTTATTCAGGGATCCTCTATTGCCATGACTGCTAGTGTCGCAAGATTAGTTACTATAATGAGGAGTGCGGCGGCAAAGATTGGATTGTTATTTGCGGCTATTGGGGCGGGCATAGCCGTATTTAATTGGTTTAGGGGATCCACTCAAAGAGCAATAGATGTTACAATTAAGTTGGATCAGAAAATGGGACAAACTACGCAAACTCTGGCTCTTTATGCGGAGAAATTTGATAAGTTGGCGGAAAAATATAAGAAGGGAGAAAATGTTCAAAGACAACATGAATCCACGATAAAGAGAGTGGAAGCGGCCTATTCGAAATTGTCTGGTCAATTGGATTTGAACTCCGAGAAAGCCGAGGAGAATGCTCAGAAAATAAGAGAAGCTCTATCGGTTGAACTTGAAACGAAACTACAGAATAATATTAAGACTTTGGAACTATATCGAAAAAAATTGGAGGAGGTAGCTTTTTGGCAGGGGCTTTTGAATAGGGTAAGTAAGGGATGGGATGCACTACTTACTATACTGGATGTTAAATATAGGAATTTTATCGACAATATAGGAAAGAATGCGGAGGTTTTGGGCAAAGCTTTTGAGATTATAATCCCAAAAGGAATGTTAGATATTCTTCGTGATGATTTTAAACTAATTGGGGAGTATATAAGTGAGGTCTCGGAATATTATAAAAAACTGGGCAGGGACACTAAGGAATATGAAAAAACTCAACAGGAGATGAATGATCAATGGGTAGCTACAGGGACAACTTTGTATGAATCTAAGTTGTCTTTTGAGGAAATAAGAGTCGCTTTGATAAGGTTGGGAGCAACTAAAGATCAGGTTGAACTTGTGATCACGGCTTTGGAGGCTCTAAAACAATCTTCCAAAGAAATTGCCAAGAATTTTAAAGAAAATCTTTCTGATATGCCTGAGGTTTTTCGTGAATTGTATGATCAGTTGAGCGCCGAGTCTCAAGTGGCTTTAATTGATTCATTGGCAAATATGGATAAAGAGATCGAGGCTTTAAAGAAAAAAGCGGAGGATTATAATATTGAGGAAGAAAAGATAGCGAAAAATATAATGGCTATCAGAGCGAAAACTTTGGTTGACTTTATAGAGAAAAATGAAAAAGAGAAGATGTCCTTGAAGGAAAGGGCAGATTGGGAAATAAAGATATTGGATTCATTGGCAAAGCAAGTGGAAAAAACATACCAAGAAAGGACCAAAGGTTTAGAGAGTGTGTATGAAAAGGAAAAGGAGCTGGCGGAGAATAATGCGAGCAAATTAAAAGATATTCAGAAGGACTATACGGGAGCTTTATTGAGGGAATCTCAAGCCAGGAAAGAGGAACTGATAGCGATTGAACAGGCAAAGAATGATGTTTTGGAAGATTTAGCCAGAGAGTCTTCCCGAAAGCAAGCCGAAGCATGGATTGATCTTGCCAAAGATTACAAGACCGAATTAAAAAGTATAATAACCGAGTCTAAAAGTAAATTCCGTGAATTATCCAGAGATTTAAAGAAGTTTAGAAAAGAACATTCTGACAACCTCCGAGAGATTCGTCAAAGAGATTTCTCCGATGAACAGAAATACAATGACGATATCAGCAGGATTAATAAGCTGATGAATGAGGCGAGGGCAAAGCATGACTATGATACCTACAAGCAGGCGTATGATTTAGCGGAGGGGCTGGCAAGAGAAGTAAAGGATTCAAGTGGAGAAACTGTGAGAGACCTTCGATCCACTTCCGATGAAGCCGAAAGCTACATGAAACGAATTGCGAATGAGATTGAGGCTTTGTATAAGAATCAAAGGGAGGCGACGAAGAAACAGGCTCAGGATGCTCAATCGGACATCGAAAAGCTGGATCGTTTGATCGATGCATATGGAAAGAAAATCGATGATGTTTCTAGAAAGGAGCTTGTTCTTCAAACTGAACAAGCATTACAGGATTTAGATAGAACTTACCAGTTGGTTGACAAGTTTCAAGAGAAGTGGGATCAGATTGAAAGCAAGGAAATCACGCTGAAGGTAAAGATTACACAGGAAGGGGGAGTGCCAGCAATAGAGGGGGGAGAGGAGCCCCAATTGGGTTCTGGTGAATATATTAGGACGGACGAAGGGATGGCTGAGGGTGGTTACACCTTAGATTTAATTCGAAGATTGAAAAAGAAGCAGAGGCAAACAAGGAAATATGGAAGTGGTGGATCAGTAATAGGAGCAAGGGGAATTGACAAGATTGCTGCTTGGTTATCACATGGTGAGTATGTCATGCGTTCGGAAGCCGTGAAAAAATATGGTACCAATTTTATGTCCTCTATTAACAGCATGACGGTCCCTGTTGAGAGTGCCACAAAGGTGATCAAGGCAAGGATGGGGGGTTTGGTAAAATCTTTGGCTCCCAGGTATGAAATGCAGCCTGAGTTTGCCACCCCCTCTCCGATCAACCGAACATATAATATAACCGTGTCCCCACAGTTTTTGACGGGGGACAGGAATAGCATGAGAAAATTGGCTACCGAGGTAAAGAAAGCAATAGAGAATGTGGATAAAGGATTAGGAAAAAATGGCTAAGATCAAATTCTTCCCTTATAATCTACTATCGGAATCTGGGGTCAGTGTTTCGGTAACAGGGGATGCGGATAGCGGGTACCCCGAATCAAGACTCTATGATAGGTCAATTGATTTTTATTGGAAATATACAACGGGAGGAACGATCACATTTCAGGTGGATCAGGGTGCAGCAGGAGACCTTGCGGTTGATTTCCTCGCCATTGAACGCCATAATTTTAATGGTCTCGCAATGACTTGGGATTGGTCTACTAATGGTAGCAGTTGGACGAATGTTGAAAGTTGGACACAGAGTGGAAATACCCAAATTATAAAAACGATTTCTTCCCCTTTGACGAAACGATATTGGAGAGTGGTGGCGACAAGCGCGGTTGCCCCTCAATGCACCGAGATTTACATGTCCGCAGGGTATGAATACCAGGTGGTGTTTGATAATGTGCCGATAGGGAAAGACCAAGATTTTGTAGAATGGCAGGCGACTTATGGGGGCCTTGAGATTTCCTCCAAGCGTTCTCCTAAAAAGAGAACTCGTTCCTATCATTTGTTTCATGCCAATACCGTGTTCACTCTTAGCAGTTTTAGAGAACTGCTTTCTTATTTGGATGATTATTCAAAGCCCTTTTACTTTAAAGATCATG